ACGCCCGAGTGGGGCAGGGTTTACGGCTGCATTAATCACCCAGGGGCCTATGACCCAGCCCGCAATCGGTTAGTCCATCAGCGGGTCGGGAATTTCTTCCTCTGTCAAGCCCCAGTCAATAAGCCACTGCCCTGGGACATTGCCCCAGAACTGAAGCGCGTCGATAAGCGCAGACGGGTTCTGCTGCACACCCATGGTTGACTTGCCCTCAGCCGCAGCCTTGTTCATGTCAACGTAAATCCAGTCGCGCAGACCGCCTTTGCCGTATTCTTCCAGCACTCCGCGTATGGCCTGCTCGCTGTAGCCCTCAACGCCGATCAAGGCTTGCAGGTCAGCACGGGAGAGTTTGTGTCGCTCGATGAGCGCACCGCCATCATCAATGTCCGACATGTCCGCAGCAGGATACAGGTTGAACGGGTCAACACGCTCCCACTCAAGGCAGAGTTCGTCAACTACGTCAAGCTTGTACTGTCCGCCCGGGCCCGGAACCCACTTCATCTTCGGGCGCTTACGAACCACTGGCCCCTTCATGATCGCCGAGGGGAACGTGGTGATGTCGTCAAGGAACTCGCTGAATGCCTTAGACCAGTTGCCTTCATACAACTGATCTGACATCTTAAGCTCCATACGCTCAGCCGTACGCTTGGCAATGTCCTGTAGGTGCGACAGCGCCATGTCCTTCATCTCAAGCAGACGCTCGCGTACCTGCTGGTTTGTCGGGGGCGTGCCAGCCATGTAAAGCTGCTCAACTTCCTGCTGTGCCTGCTGCATGATTGACTGCACTTGGTCAGGCGGGAGGTCTGGCATCGGGCTTGGCTGGACAGTCCAAGGCTTGTCTTCAGCGGCTGTGACAAGAGTATCTTTCAGCCAGCTAGAGGCCGCACGACACTTGTTCGATGTCAGCATCATGTAGATAGTGGCGCTGCCCTGCTCACGTAGCTGAGCCAGCTTGTCGGGGTCATATTCCCCGCGCCGAGCCCGTACAGACTTGAGCATCTTGATCTCAGAAGTCTGCTGCTTAGCCAGCATAGCGGACATCCACTTTTTGCGAATATACCCAGCGAGCGCCTGAACTACAGGCTGAGAATTAGCCCGCTGTGCTTCGGCTTTTGCCTCGTCCTGAAGCCCTTTAAGCGACTTAATAGTGACAAGACCGCCTGCCGAGACTACTCCCGGCGCGTTACTGTTCGTAATATTTAAGCCAAGTTGCATATGTGTCACATCTTTTGTTGGGGGTGTAAACGATTTTGGTTTACGTGTCAAGTCCAGACATAATCTACTTTCTTGACTTCAACCGCTTTGCGCGACCAAGAATCCCCAGTTACGTTACCGTCTGCGTGCAGACACGCGTACTGATGGGCGTCTGCAATATGGGAATGCGAATTTTTCTCTGGCTTGTCATCCGTCTCGCCATTTTGCCGGATTTTATACCTATATCCGCCTCGTAGTGCAGCAATAAGGTGTGTACATGACGGATCAATTAGATGGGCAGGTTTACCATCCACCGAACGAGTTAGCATCTTGTCAACTGCGTTAATACGTGCCACAACACTGTTTGACTTGGCAGAAATAACCCGAAAACCCTCGGCCCGCAATATATCGAATACCGAACGCTCGTCGGTCTGAGCCCGCTGCTGACCAGCCGGGTCACCCACAATCAGGACGTTCATACCCGGGAATCGGTTAGCCAGCAGGGGTTTTAGTTTCTCTCGGCAGAACCGCAGAGTACCCATACCCTCAGATACTAGGTCGGCAAATGTCAGCAGCCGCCCCTGCGCGTCTACTTGGTTAATAGTACAGGCCGGAGTTAGCCCGAAGTCCATCCCGATCATCAGCGGGTGGGTTTGCAGCTTGATGTGCGTTAGTTGCTGTTTTGCAACATGTGTGTCTCGGTCGAACGCCTTAAACACCGGCTGACCGCTGAGCGACTTACCAAACTCGCCGTGTACATACACATCTACCCAGTCTTCAGTTTTACCTTCACACAAGTTTTCGTAGTACCCGTCTGGCAGGTACTTCACCCAGTCAGCTTCTTGGCTCAAGCCGCTTGGCTGAATAGTTACGTGCATATTCTGCGGCGGTTCTGTTAGGATTCCTTCCCAGAACGTATCCATATCTGGAGGGTTAGTCGCGCCCCAAACTTTGTGAATCTGCTTACCGCTGTCGTCACAAGCCCCGACCCCGTTCATCGTCTTGTCAGGGTATCGCCCCAGACGACCAGTCAACGCGTTGTAAATGTCAGGGTTGATCTCACGAAACTCGTCCATGACGCCGAAGGTCAACTGCAACGACAACAGCCTACGCACGTCGTTGGCATCGTCGAGTCCACGGAACAGGACTTCGCACTCAACATCGTCAAACTTCAACTGGAACTTACTGTTCGTCTTCTCCAGTATGCCTGCCTCGCCGTCGGGGTACCACTTCAAGAAGTCCGGTATGGTCGTGTCCCAGAGCATCTGACGAGTGTTACGGATGACCGCCACCCGGCTACGGCGAATACCGTCCGGCGAGGCTACGATGCGCTTGGCTTCATACCCGATCTTAATGAGCGACGCAGTCGTCTTCGTCGAGCCCACTGGCCCTACGATGAAGTTAGCAAACTTGTCTGATGTGAGAAATGGAACCACCGATGTCGGTGGGGTATAGACAAGGTTAGCCATCAATAGTTACGGGTTGTGCCCCTTGGGGTATGTTTATGGTGATACTAAACTTCGGTGCCGCAGCTACCGCAGCGTTCTTGTCTTCTTTAGGCGCTTTGAGTCCAGCCACGTCCGTGAGCGCGTTAAATACCGAGAGCTTCTGCATCACGCTGGTGTCGTTGGCTATGGCCTGCTTGAACATCATCGCCATCATCTCCTCAGCCATGAGCCCAGCCTTGAGCCGGAAGGTCATCCCGTTTCGCTCAAACTCAGCACGCTGTGCTTGCACTGCGGTAATGAACGGACTCCACTGGGATAGGCGTTCCCACTTCTCACCCTCAAAGCCAAAGCGTTGCGCAATAGCAACAGGGTCTTCCAACCCGGCAGCACACTCCCACACCAACTGGGGTGGTATATCCAAAGTAACGTGCGGGTCTGGTGCCTGCGGCGATAACGCAAACTCTGAATGATTCAGATGTGCTGTCAGGTCATCGACTTCAAACTCGTTCATCGTTCTTCAAGTATTGCGCGATTGCACGGCGAACAAGCTCAGACAAAGAAATACCAGTCTTAGCCGAGTATTCCTTCATCTTATGCACAAGGTCTTCGGGTAGGAAGAAATTGTGGCGAATCATCAATACTTACCCTTCATGACGGGCTTGCCAGATTTCTTCATCTTGGCCTCTTCCATCTTCTCGCCCTTCTTGTACATAGCTGGGGGCATCTTCTTCTCGGCCTTTTCTTCCTTGCCGGACTCTTTACCTTTGAACTTAGCCATGAGGGCCGGGGGCATTTTGGTAGCCATGTGGGTTCCTTAGTTGGTTAGTAACGTGTGTATGGTACTTCAAATTCGCGGTGTGTCAAGCGCTGGGGGGTGCTGGCATGTATGTAGACGTGTGTATATAGTAAAAAATTGGCCTTGTCGTGTGCGTAGTGGGTAGAGAGACGCCCCCCACCCCGTAGCCGTTGCCCTCTCCCCTACCCCGTCCCCTGTCCTGCACCACATTGTCCGATTCATGCCGTTAGTGTAGGTAGTCATCGAGCTACCCGACACCTAGTTTCTTTAACAACACAATGTATTTCATTCTAAGTATCGCGACCATGCTTCGGTATCGGTTTCATGCTTGGGCAAAGTGAACGACATTGTGTGGTGGATGTTATTTAACAATTTAAGACTGATATCTCCCTGCGGTGGCGCGTGGGGACGCCATGAGTGCCAAGCTAGCATGGACGGAAAATTACGATTGTTACCCAGTCGACCTACACTTTCGGGGCGAACGCAAAGACACTCATAAAACCGATATACCTTAAATGCCGGATAACGCGGGGACAGTACGCGCCGGATATATCGGACAATGTTATGGGCTACTCTTAGCGACTGATTGTTATAGGGGTTGAATGACGGGACATAGTAGACAGTCTAGGCGGTAAGAACCCGACTTAGGCTGAGGCCATAGATAAAAATATATCTATGCAGTAGCGCCGACTAACGGGCGATGAGGTCACACAAAAGCCAGCACCAAGAACAGAAAGCTGGTATCAACCCTCGCACTCGTGAGGGGTTCAGTGTGCGTAGTGACAGTATGCACATCAACCCTTTACTTACTTATTGGAGAATCAAAATGGAAAATGCAATCGCACTTGTTGAAGGTAATGGTCAAGTAGTCCTGTCGTCCAAGACTGGCAAGACGGGCTCATTCGCACGGGCTATCGCCTTTGCGTCACGTGATACTCGCATGGCTATGGGTCAGGCGCTCTACGCTAAATGGCTGGCTAATGGGCAGTATCGCCCCGTAGTCGAGGATATCCTGAATTGCGGCTTGGTAGCCAAGGCTGCTCTGCCTTACTTGAATGTCGCACTGCCTGCGACTGGCCCTGTGTCCAAAGAAATGCTGCTCACGTTGTGCCAGCAAGTGACCGCTGCGGTCAAGGCTAGTGGAAAGGAAGTCAAGGGTCAGAAAGGCTTCGTGTTCGGCATCGTCGAGCGCATCGCTGCCCAAGTGACTACGATTGAGGCGTGATTCATAGTGCCTGAGCAAGCACGCAAACTGCTCAACACTTAATCAGGCGGCTATGCTGGACAGAGAGTCCAGCCAAGCATGGGAAATGGCAAGCCCTTAACGCAATCAATCTGCCTTAGCACCACCTGTTTCTACTGCCAACTGAGAATATTCCACCAAAAAGTGTCGGAATAAACTACAGAATATTTGAAATGCCTTATAAATCAACCACTTATAAGTGTAATATTCCAATATTCCAATATTCCACGTAAAAACGCACTCGCGCCCGTGAGCGATTTGGTGTGTGTATACGCATGATGCGACAGATCGGAAGAGCACACGTCTGAACTCCAGTCACCGATGCACCTCGTATGCCGTCTGCTGCTTGAAAAAAAAAACATAAAA